TGATGTATTACCAAAGTGAGCATTTGCTCCGTCTACACGAGCAATCTGATCTGCTTTTACTAGTGCATAGGTACCAATCGGAGCCCCATTTGAGGACTCCTTTGTGGTTGTTGAATTGGCAGTAACTGCCTGGTCATTTCTTCCCCATAATGGCATGGTGAAATCTCCTTTGAAAAGTTTCTTTTATTTATGATTAACCAAGAGCACTTTTCATGGAGTCGTGACTCTTGTGTAGTTTTTGTTCGAAGTCTTGTTTTTCAGCAGCAGTTTTCAATGCTGCATGTTTATTCAAAGCGTGTTGGGCCAATTGAGGTGTAATCTTTGTGGATTTACCATCTAGATGCTTAACTGGTAGTGCACCATGAGTTGAAACTACTTTGCGAAGCTGCATAATAACATGTTCGTGTTCATCTTGTTCATCATCTGGAGTTGGGTTCTTCTTTGGACGACCACGCTTAGCTTCATCCAGTTCAACTTCTTCTTTCCTCATCTTCTTTGAATCGGAAATGGTATAAGCAGAAGATGTGCTCTTTGTGTTCTCACCGGATTGATCCTGATTTGCACCACGAATTGGAGCAGAAACTATAGTTGGCTTATCTTCATCTAGAGATTGGGCAATGGCTTCAATACGTTCTAGCTCTTCTTTAGTAAGTCGATCTGAAGCTCTATGAATACCCATCATACGCTTCTTCATTTTGTGTAGATCTTTTTTTCTTTGAGAAGAATTTGTATCACCTGCTGCGCCAACATCAATACCAAGATGTCCTCTATCTTGGGCAGCTTTTTTGATATATGAACCAAGAGTTGATTTTTTTAGTTCATCTAATTGCTCTTCTTCAATTTCTTCTACTTCTTCATTGTGTTGCTTGGCATAATAAGCACCGAGAGCCATTTGCATACGCTGCTTCTTAGACTTACCAGCGAACTTTGGGTCGTCGGAATGAACAAAGTCTTTGATCCACTCACCCGCCGGCTGTGACTTCTTCAGTACTTCTTCGAGGTCTTCTTCAGTCAATGATTCTAGGTCGACTTCTTCCTTAGTTAAACGACGTTTTAATTCAGCTTTATCTAATTTACGAATAGTAGCTGACCCTGGGCCAGATCTTTTCTTATCCATTGATTTTTTTAATTCTTCGGTAGAACCGGTTCCAGCTCTTCTAGCACCACTAGTAAATTCTGCGGATGATAATTTAACTTCATCAAGCTTGACTTCTTCCTTAGTTAAATTCTTTGTAAAAGAAGGATGTTGAAGCCAAGCCCCACCACGTTTACCCCATTTATTAATTAACTTTGACACAAATTCAGGATCGGTTGATTTTTTTACAGCTTTAGAATCTTTTTCCCATTCATCATCTGAAGCTTTTTCTTCTTTAGCCAATACACCACGACCTACCAGCACATCTTTATGTGTGATCTTATCCTTAGGGGAAGCAAGAGAAGCTAACTTCTTTTCCTTATCAGTCTTTGGGGTGGTATGTTCTTTACCTTCCTTCATTGACTTTTTATCATCATAGTCTCTAGTATCATCATCTGTCTTTGGTTCTAGATCAACCTTGGTCTTTCCACCCTTTATCTTCTTTGCATCTACCGAGTCTTTATCTTTTTCTTCAATTAAAACTCCATGCACAGCAGCGATTAAGCTGCCTGATAGTCCAAAACACTTATCGCTGAACATTATACTTTCTCCTGTTTCTTGAATGTTGATACCCAACCATGTTTGATTGGTGGTTTTTCTACTGGTTTGTAATCAGATAATTTTCTTAATTTTGGTTTATCTAATAGTTTACTTTTAGCTTTTGTTGCAGCTGCAGGTTTATCACCGTGAGCTTTATTTAAAGCAGATGAAAGACTCATCTGATCATGAAATGACTGACTTTTTCCGCTTGAATCTTTATGAATTGCATGAAAAAACCCACCCTTTTTGATGCTTAAAGTATCACCACGAGGATGTTTAAATGTAACATAACTATCAGAAGAAGATAACTTTTTATAATCTTTCAGATGTTCTGATTCAGATAGAATTAAATGTTCATCGATGATCTTTCGTACAATTTCAGTAGTCTTTGATAATTTTGACTTACCTGAAGTAGGTTCTGGATCATCAGGACGACTGACATTTTTAATCTTTGTTCTTATTTTTGTACCAATAGATTCAGTTTCTTCCATCTGATTGATTCTCTTTTCTGATTCTTTTTTACGTCTAGCTATTTCTTTTTCTTTTTCTGCTTTACGTATTGCATCTTTTTCCATTGCCGCTTTTTCATGCGCTGCATTGCGTCTTGCACCAACATCAATGCCGTGATCGTGCCACCCTCTTTCCTTAGATTTGGATGACTGACGGAAAGCACCACCTCTGGTACCCAAAACTTTTCCTTGGGAAATTACTGATTCTTTCATGATTTTCCTATTGATTTTAGGAACCAACCATGTTTTGCATGGATATCAATTCTATCTTGAAGAAAATTAGCAAGACCAAGTTCATTTGCTTTTTCAGCTAAATTGTAAGCTTTGACTAGTTCTGCTTTGATTTTATTGTTATCAAGTTCAAGTTCTTTAAACATTTTTAATGAATTGGGTATGTTTATTTGATCATCAACGACTGATAATTGTGAAAATCTAGACAGACTTCCAGGTGCATATGCATTTAGAGTTCTAATATGTTCTGCAAGAGTATCAACAGCACCCCAAAGTTCACCATATAGATCGCCTAGATATGTGTGGTATTGCACAAAATCTGGCCCTTCAATATTCCAGTGAAAGTTATGTGTTTTGAGGTAGAAAGCAAATGTACTTGCTAGAACAACTTTCATTTGTTCAACTAGTTCTGACATCAATTTAATCCTTCAAACATCTCTGGCGACAAATAAAAATACACTTCAACTTATTTAAAAAATTACGAACCATTACCACCTCCTGAACTACCACTTTTACCTGGAGGATGTTTTTCTATTTTTCCAGATGCCATACGAATAGCAACCATAGGTGCTTTCCATTCTTTTCTTTTACCAGTGGTCCCTTGTGGAACTGATATCTCTTTTATAAATTCTTTAAAACTTACCATGCTCTGCAGCTCCAGTACCTTGCTTTTGTGCGAGGCCCGGGATTATCACAATTATGACGTGCTCTAAAACTCTTACGACGAGCAGGGATGTTCTTCTTAATAGTCATATTTTTATCACCAAAGTTTACCTTGACAACATTTCCCTTTTCGTTTCGGACATAAACTTTGGACTTCTTGACATCTCCTTTCATTGGTTTTCCAAGCGGCACTGATCTACCTTGGTATTCAGCTTCAGTAACAGGTGGTTGTTTACCACATGTGCAATTACCGTTGCATTCATATAATAGTTCTTCAACAACTTTTCTTAGAACTTTTAAGGTCTTGGATGGATTTTTAGATTGACCTGGTGTTTCATCCTTGTAAATCTTTACAAGTTCATCAGATGCATCAAATCTAGATGCTGGATTTTTAGGATCTTTAGAATGCTTCTCTGCATCTTCTTTGACTTGTGCTGCTTTTAATGCGGCAGCAGTTGGTGCACCTTTCTCACCTGGTTTACGCATGCGTTCACCAGAACCAGCAGCAATTCTCTTGCGCTTAGCGTGAATGTTATCCCATAGTCCTCTTTTTTCGTCTATAATACTCATTATCAGCTCCAAATTTTTGTATATTTATAAATTAAGTAATTTCTTCCCACTGTATGGCACCTACTGCATCATTACCGTTGGCAGCACCTGTTGCAGCAAGTGTGAATACTATACCCTTATTTGAAGTTAAAAAAGAATTTCGTTCAAGTTGATAACGGAATATATCAGATGGATCAATTTGATTTAGAGCCGCACCAGAACCAGACGAAACGTTTAGATATTCAATTCTATTATCAATACCACCGGTTAAAGCAGTCGCTGATATATCATATTCAACAGAAGAATCTGTACCAGCAGATTGCCAGCTGGCACCAGTCAATGTAGGACCTGATACAAGTTTCCATCTATATGATGTATTATTTGAAACACCAAAGAATACGATTGAACGAAGAAATACTATAGCATCTTGTCTTGTATCTTTCAATCTAATTGAAATAATAGGAACAAATGTCCCAGCAGTAGGAATATCAATTGGAGAAGTAACAGGAATACTTACAGCTCTTGGTCGACCTTTTGGTTCAAATCCACCTTCTGAAATGACAGCTGCACAAATAATTTTGAGTGTGCTAGATCCGGATGTTGCTCCGGTATTTTCAATTTCTGCTCGTACTGGTAAACATGCAGTTGTTATATAAGTTGAAGTTATAATATTTGAATGATGCCATGAGTGACAATGGATAAATTTACCCTCAATTATAAATCCTACTCTAACAGAACCCACGCCAAGCCATTCTATATCGTGAAACAAAATTTGTGCTTTAGTAAGATCTAGTGTTAATTTAGATGGTCCAGTCCCGTCTAACTTATCTAAATTCCATTGTGATTGTGGGATTCTTGTTTCAACTAATGATCCAGTGACTGAAGATCTTTTTACAAAATTAATTGTGGTTCCATCTTGCTCAAGAAAAAATCCATTTTCAGTACCAAAATAACCGTATCTCTGACGAAGATTTGCTTTTGGTGGGGCCATACAAAATGTTTGTAAGATTTGAAGTGATTTACCTGGCTGATATGTAAATACTCTTGATGATTCACGATATAAGAAAGAACCGGAAGCATTATCAAGTGTGCATTCGATTAGACCAGCATTTGCGTTGTGTGTCGATGCTGCTCCAGTTGCGCTATTTGATTGTGTTATTCTACCGTTATCTTGATATCTATGAAATGATTCAAAGAGTGTAAATGGATTTGATGCTCTTGCTCGTCCAAATGCATCAACTGCCATACCTGTTGGATTAGCTGCACCAACAAGATTTCCATACTGATCAGCAAGCATGACGGTTTCAAAGATAGTTGTACCGTCTTTCAAGTACTCATGGGTATCTTTTCTAAACTGTGCCATTAGATTTACTTTCTTATTTTATTTGCATGCATATTACCATGCCAAAGTTGTACAAATTTCTTTAAATTATCATTAATGGTATCAGCAGTAGCAATATTATCATGATAATAATTTGATAGTGATCCTGCAGGTATACCGCTTACATAACCCAAACCTCTAATAGAATCAACGCTCATTTCTTCTTTTAACTTAATTGTTTTTGGTGCTGCAATTTTTTTAGTTGATGCTTTAGCAAGTTCTCTACGTTTCTGTTCTGCTCTTGCTCTATAACCAACTTCATCAGTTCTTTTAGCATATCTTGCTAATGATACACCAGATGTTTGTGGTCCGATTTCTATATGCATACCTTTACGAACTTCATCATAGAGTTCTCTAGCATGTTCAGGGTGTACATGTTGTGGTATACCTTTTTTAAATTCACTAAAGTTTCTATTCATTGCATGACCACGCATCTTTGATGCAGACATACCTGAAACACCTTCAGCATCCGGATCTCTTTCACCAGCAGAAACAACATCAATTCGTTTGAAGTTGAAATCTTTTCCAGGTCCGTTATACTTATCCAAAATCTTTTTATATTCATCTACTCTATCTGATCCACCGACCATTATTAGATGATCTACACCTTGTTTATGAAGTTTTTTGGCATGATGGATAAATGTTGGTTCTGCATCTGATGCTGCTTCAATATTTGCACCCGGGAAAAATCTCTTAGCATGTTTCAGTTTTTGTTCTGCTGACAATGGATTCTTTTCAGGATCTTGTGAGTGTGACAGTACGATTGAGTGTTTGGCCTTATTTGTGGATGCTAACTCTTTTACTTTATCGACTAATGCTGCATGACCAATTGTGGGCGGATTCATTCTACCAAATGCTAGAACATGTGGATTTTTAGTATCACGTTCCTCTGGCTTTGTTATATCACTATCATCTGGTGCTGCTTCACCACGACCTCTGTTATTAGCAAAATTCAATCTACTAAATTCTGCTCTATCGACTAATTTAGTAGGTCTTCCATTTCTAATGGAAACAAAACCCTCTGGCTTTACTGTCTTATCTCCAACAGTGTGCTCAAATTCTGTTGGATTACCTAATGCTGATACCAAAACATCTTTTGCTTTTTGTAAATGATGATGAATTTCAAATGCTTTATCATAATCTTTTTTATTGTCTTTGATATCATTGATAAGTGAGTCATATAAAGCCGCTTTCTTTTGTTTAGCTGCTTCTGATTTTACCTTTGAAACTTCTTTATTCTTTTTCTGTTCTAGAAATGCAGCATAATCTTTTGTATTTGGTGTGGTTTCATCTCTAACCGTTTGATTGATATAAGGTTTGAGATGCTCATCATGTTCACCTAATTTCTTCAGTGCCTCAGAAATTGTGGCACGAAAAGCATCAGCTGCGGCACCCATATGCTTCTTATATTCACCTTGTTGAATGGTGCCATATGCCGATTTAGAAGTATCTTTTATTTCAGGATTTACTAAATTTACATCCGGATCTTGATCAAACTTTGAATGATCAACATCAAAGCCTGCTTTCATATTATTCAAATCTTTACCGGTATATTTGGTATGTACAACAAATCCCATTTGAGAAGCAGCCATTTTTCTACCCATACCAGAATCTTTATTTGCTGAATAAGTGATGGTATTTGGTGCAAACTTATACTTACCACCCTCATCTTCTATATCGTTCTTATCATAAAGGAAATCACCTTGATAAACACCAGTTGGTTTACCTTGAGCATCCTTAGGCATCACTTTGGGTAGATGCTGTAGTGCAATCTTTAGTTTCTGAGCTAGACCTGGAGCATGACCATGATTCTTATCAATATCTGCTTCTGTATAATTGATCTTTGGGTTTACATTGAATACTGATTTTGATCCAACAAAGAACTTTCCATTCTCAGGGTTAATCCCGAAAACTGCGGACGGCGAACCATCATACTTAGTTGTTACTCTTGATTTAGACTTACCACCAGTAAGAAAATTATGAAGATCGTCAAGGTTATCAGCAGCATGAACTAATCCTTCTTCACCACCATGAATAATATGATCCTCGGCGTGCTCTAAATGTTTTAATTTATCAACATCCAGAGATTCAACTAAAAATTTTGAAAAATGAATCATAGTTATGCTTTCTATTTTATTGATTTGACTTTAAATTTGATATCATTTGGATATTCCCCACCTTTACTATTGCGTATTTCTATTAAATAATCCGCATAATTATTTGAACACATAATAGTTATTTGTTTAGATGAAGCAGATGGATATTTAATGTCAGTTACTTTAATATTGGAAGTAAGATTATCTAATTTTTTTCTATCCAGCCAAAATACCTTCCACCCACCAGCAGTTTTTCTTACATAAAAATAATTCATACCCCATGCACGTTCAAAAATATCTTTAATTTTTGATGTGTTTGCTTTGACTGTTGGTATGGATTTTCTCATGACTTTCTTTTTTGCTCTAAGATCATAACCATCTTGAATAGCATTTAAATTAGCACCAAATGCATTAAGAAAATCAGCACCTGCAGATTTTGGTATTAAATTGCCACTTGAATCAATCAAACGGGCAGCACCAGAATATGAACTAAATGTATCACCATTAACATCTTTTAATGATATAAACCACTTTTGATTTTCAGAATCAGTTAAAACTATATCACCGATGATCTCACCAAGATTTTCAATTGGGACACCTTCTTTTTTAGTTGACCCTGTTCTTTGTTTAACATCAGTTATTTCATTTTTAGCAAAAGTAGGATTTGCATCAGTAAGTTGTTTTACCAAAGTTTTATAATCTGTGCCAATGCCTTTATTTTGAAAATAACCTTTTAAGTCTGAAACAACTTTCTTTTCAAAATTTTCACCTTTATTAGCACCCTTTGAAATAATTACGTCAAAACCAGTTCCATCAAAGTCAAATGAGACTGAAGAATATTTTGAACTATTTGTAGATAATTCATTAAATTTGATATTTTTGGCATCTTTGATAGATGCTTTAATTAATTTTAATAAATCTTTTTTATAAGATTCTGACGTATCATTTGCTGAATTAATCAATTGCATTCTATATTCTCTTCCGCCACTTCTATCGGAAGCTGGTTTACCAGAAGGGTTTGTTTTTGCTACTTGAAAATTATACTTTAAGGATATAGAATCTAATACCTCACCCATTTTCCTAAAAGTATTTGAATCAACGGCCATTTATGAATCCCAAATTATTAAATGTTTTCTATATTTATAAAATAAAAAAAGAGCAGACCTTTCGATCTGCTCTTTAGTTTATTGTATTTTATTGTTATTTATACCTTAGCGATGAAAGCAGGTGTCCAACCTTGAAATCCTAGTTGACCGCGGTTCATAATCTTACAGAACTTCCATGCCTCATTCTTATCTTTGAACCAGCTAATGTAATTTTCACTAGCAGTTTCAAAAATATAATATAGATTGTCGATATGCTTGACTGTGTACATCTTGCTCATTATTTAAAATCCTCAAACTGGTTTAATGAAAACTTACTCTTCTTTTTATTGACTGCTTTTTCTCTGTCGCCGAAATCTCCTTTGTCCATAACAGGTGTATCATCCATTAAATCTTGAGCTGATTCCTCAACATCATAAAGTTTCATTTTGATTTTATCCACACCAATAACAAATCTTTTACATTTACCTAGATCTGTATATCGGTTTTTCAACTGCTTGGCCATAATTTGACCAAGTGATTCCAATTCCTCAGAAGTCACAAGAGCAAGCATGAAATCCACAGTTGCAGGAAGTGCAAATGATTCTGATGTATCGGTGATATCAACATCACTATTACCAAATCCGGAACGAGTAGTCTGAGTGGCTGAGACAATAGGGACATTAAACTCTACTGCAAGACCTCTAAGTTCTTCTGCAATAGCTTTTACATATGTATAACTGTTCACATTTGCACCCATTTTCAATCTTGAACTTGCACAGATATTGAGATAATCAATATAGATAATATCTGGAACAAAATTCTTCTTGAGTTTAAGTTCCATCAAAAGATGGCGAAAATTAGCAGAACCAGCGGTTGATGTTGGGTATTCTTTGATAATAAGTTTACCGGATGTTTTACCTTTAACCCGATTAATCTTTTTATCAAAAACATCCTTAGGAATAATATCCAATTCTTCAATTGGAATATCCAGAATATTGGCATCAATACGGCGGGCAATTTCCTCTTCTGCCATTTCCATAGTAATATATAGAACATTTTTACCATCCAGAAGATTACCAGCTGCAGTAGAACACATGAATAGTGATTTACCCACATGTGGTCCAGCTAGAATTACATTTAAGGTCTTTTTTGGAAGACCATTTTTTGTAATACGGTTGAGATATTCTAGTCGGAATGGAACTCTATCTTCTACTCGACGATAATATTCAAATCTCGGATCAGAATCTTCCATAAAATCATGACCGATATGAGTATCAAAACTTACTGCTAATGCATCTTGTAGAATTTTTGGAATAGATCCACGACTGTTTTTTGGATCTTTATTATCTAGAATTTGGATGCTGGACATAATAGCATTATATACAGCACGTTCCTGACAAAATTTTTCTGTTTTATCAAGTACCCACTCTAGATCTTTTGTGGCATCATATTCAAGTTCTGATAATTTTTCTTTACAGTCTTTATAAACTCTATCATCAAGTTGCATTGACTCTAGATCAATTTTGACTGCCTGATCATTTGGAAATTTATTATATTTTTCTACATATGATTTAATAACACCAAAGATAACCTTGTCAGAGTATGTTTCAAAATACTCCTCTTTGATGTATGGTAGTACTTTACGACCATATTCCTCACTGTTTATCAGATTGGCAAAGATTAGATTGGATAGACTCATTTGCACTCCAAGGCTTTAGTTTAAGTATCCCATTACAAAAATTTTCTGCAATGGATTCTGCGTAGTAAATACTGTGATCTTTTACCTCCATACCACCAACTATAATTTCATCTTGGTAAAATTCAACATAGATAGAAGTGGGAGTAGGATTAATTACAGCATGTTTTCGACCATCATCACTATAAAACGTTAGATTATTCATCTTCAATCATCTCTGATGTTGCAAGTGTATACTTATTTTTAATCCATGTAGAAAAATCAGTTTTCTCTAAAAGAGTTTTCCAATATTCATCATTATCAATGATATCTGCTGCACGTTTATTCGGACCTAGTTCTCCTGTTTCCTTATCAACTGTGGCATACCAACCCTGCTTTGGTTTTGTAATATACCCTGCTTCTAGAGCTAAGTCAAGGAGACCTGACCATTTATTGATACCAGAATCAAAAGTTACAGTGATAGGAATTTTTGATTTTTCTTTTACATAGCGGGATTTGTCGACATTGATAATAAAATGATAACCCTTGAGTTCTTTATCATCCTTATCTTGTTGTCTGCCGATAATCCAAATATTATCTGCTGAATAATAAACTCCAGTACCACCAGAAACAACAGGCTTAGAAAACATTTCCTGTGTCATGTAAATGTGATTTACCACAACCATTGGAATATCCTTAAGTGTTAGATAAGGAGTAACCATACGGAATAGTGACTTAAGTTGCTTAGCACGAGTCATATCAGCAGCAGAACTGCCCTTTAGTGCATCTTCAACTTCTTTCTTT